CCTTTCTTCAATGTTCCTGAACATGAGAAGGAAGAGATTATAATGTCTGAGATTGATATGGATGTTTCTACTGAGGATGAATTTATTATCCGGGGTATGAATACATGTAAGAAGTTATACGAGACTCCTACGTATAGAACGTATGTAGGAATTAAGTCTATGCTGGATAGATTAGCCCATTACATGGAGACTACGGAAATACAGCATGGTAGAGATGGTAATATTACAGCTTTAGTGAATGCTGCTGCTAAGTTTGAGCAGATTAGACAGTCATTTAAGGGAGCGTATAAAGATTTAGCTGAAGAACAGCAAAGTCAAGTAAGAGGAAATATAGGATTAGCTTATGATCAATGATATAGAACACAGCTTGTACGACTGGTTGTTTAATTACAACACGTACACAAAAAAATGGAATGCTTTTCATCGTGATGATAAAGAAGCATATTTTGGTAATGGTAAAGAATGTAAGTCAAAGATTGCATCTAAGACAATTGATACATTACTTTATATGATTATTACTACAAATGGTAAACCTGAAAACTTTGAAAGCATTGTAGACGTTGTAGAAGATGAATAGTATTATTGAAATTCCTACTTGGGATAATGGTGTTTGGACAACTACAGAATTTTCTTCTAAAGAAGAATGGAGGAGTTATTTACTTACACTATTTAAGGAACCAGGGCAGTATAATTTTAATGAGACTAGTCTATTGTTTAATAAAGAGGCAACTACTTTTAATAAGTTAGGCTTCTATACAGTAGCACCTTTTAAATCTAAGGATTACATATATTACTGGGATGACCAGAAAAAGAAATGCAGGAATGGTGTACTGTATAAGGATCAAACAAATGTTTGGTACTTAAGCAGAGATTATTACATGTGGTTAAACTTCCTACCTATTTATGATAAAGAGGAGAAGAAGTTTGGATTTGCTAAAGTCCGGGATGCTCAGTACCACATGGCTCTGTACGAGATCTTGGCTGAACTATATTATAAGCACGTAGCTATTCTTAAGAAACGTCAGATTGCATCTTCATACTTTCATGCTGGTAAACTAATCAACTCATTATGGTTTGAAGAGGGTGTTACTCTTAAGATAGGGGCTTCCCTTAAAGACTATATAAATGATAAGGGTACATGGAAGTTCTTAGATGAGTATGCATCGTTCCTGAATGAGCATACAGCCTGGTACAGACCAATGAATCCGGACAAAGTAATGCTATGGCAGCAAAAGATTGAGGTAAGAAAAGGAAATAAGAAAACTGAGGTAGGATTAAAAGGTACTATACAAGGTATGTCATTTGAGAAATCTGCAACAGCGGGTGTGGGTGGTCCTTGTCAGTACTTCTTCCACGAGGAAGCAGGTATTGCTCCTAAGATGGGGGAGACATATGAATACTTACGACCTGCATTACAATCTGGTATGGTAACTACCGGGGTATTTATTGCAGCAGGATCTGTCGGTGACCTTGATCAGTGTGAACCATTAAAGAACTTAATCATGAACCCGGAAGCTAATGATATCTTTGCTGTAGAAACTAATCTACTAGATGGCAAAGGAACTATTGGTACAGCCGGATTGTTTATTCCTGAACAGTGGTCAATGATGCCGTATGTAGATAAGTATGGTAACTCATTAGTAGAGACTGCTTTAGAAGCTATTAAAGAAGAGAGGATTAAGTGGAAGAAAGAGATTGAGCCTGATAAGTACCAGTTACGTATCTCCCAGAAGCCTACAAATATTGAAGAGGCTTTTGCATTTAGAAGAGAGTCTGTATTTTCTGTACATTTACTTGCTGCACAATTACGAAGAATTGAAGATAAAGAATATGCTTATGAATTATTAGAGTTATATAGAGATGAGCATAGTAATTTAGCTGTTAAAGATTCTAATAAACTACCTATTAATGAGTTTCCTATCTCTAAAAAGACAGAAGATAAGACAGGATGCTTGGTCGTGTGGGAAAGACCTAAAAAAGATCCTACATTTGGAATGTATTATGCAAGTATTGACCCGGTTTCTGAAGGTAAGACTACTACCTCTGATTCTCTTTGTTCCATTTTTGTTTATAAAGCTCCTGTGGAAGTATCTAGAGAAGAGGGTGGAGAACAGAAAACGCATATAGAACAGGATAGAATTGTAGCAGCATGGTGTGGACGTTTTGATGATATCAAGAAAACACATGAAAGACTAGAACTAATTATTGAGTGGTATAACGCTTGGACATTAGTGGAGAATAACGTATCCCTATTTATCCAGTACATGATATCCCAGAGAAAACAGAGATACCTGGTTACTAAAGATCAGATCTTATTCTTGAAAGACATTGGTAGTAATGCTAGTGTATATCAACAGTATGGTTGGAGAAACACGGGTACATTATTTAAAGCTCATTTACTTTCTTATGCAATTGAATTTCTTAGAGAGGAGATTGATCATGATTATAAAACAGATGGTACAGTTGTAAAGACTACCTATGGTGTATCTAGAATACCAGATCCTATGCTGATCAAAGAGATGTTGGCATATAGAGAGGGTTTAAACGTGGATAGATTAGTGGCATTTACAGCTCTTGTAGCCTTTGCAAAGATCCAACAATCAAACCGTGGATATTTAAAACGTAGAGAACTAAACCCTGAAAGTTTGGATAAGTCAAAAGATTTATATAAATTAAAAGTAGGGGCTTTTAGGCATATTGGAAAAAGTGGGTCTTCTAGCAATATGCAAAGACCAAAACAGGCGTTTAGAAATTTAAAATGATAAACTGGTGCATGAGTACTACAGCGATGGAAAATGTTACAGTTAATGTAACTTATATCAGTTATTATTCTGATGAAGATGAAGAAACTGTTGACATTAATGTTAATGAATTAATAGAACAATTTAATACAACAATTACAGACTATGCAGTTATATAATGCTATGCAGCTCAAAAATGGAGCTAAGGCAGAATACAATAAGATGAGTAATCTTACTCAACCAATCCAATTTATTCCAAGAAAGGATAAAGATGATGATTGGGCTGCACATAACCTTGATTGGTTAGAGTGGCAGGGTATGAAGCAGTTGCGTAGAAATGCACGCAGACTCTCTAAGAACTACAAGCTTGCTAAAGGTATTATTGATCGTAGTGATTATATAGTTGAGGAAGATGTAGAGTATGCTGAATTAATTGATGTTCTTACTAAAGAAGATCAGTCAGCATTAGAGTTAAAATTTTACCCAATTATTCCTAATGTAATTAATGTATTAGTAGCAGAATTTGCTAAAAGAAATACAAGAGTAACATTCCGGGCTGTAGATGAGATTTCTTACAATGAATTATTAGATCAGAAAAGAGCTATGATTGAGCAAAGGCTATTAGCTGATGCTGAACGTAAGATGGTTATGAGTATGATTGAGCAGGGTGCTGATATGGAAGATCCTGAGATTCAGAAAGCATTAGCCCCAGAAAATCTTAAATCATTACCTGAGATTGAACAGTTCTTTAAGAAAGACTATCGTTCAATGTTAGAAGAGTGGGCAGAACACCAAGCCCGTGTGGATGAGGAAAGATTTAAAATGGATGAACTTGAGGAAAGAGCTTTCCGTGATATGTTAATCACAGATAGAGAGTTCTGGCACTTTAAGATGAATGAAGATGATTATGAATTAGAATTGTGGAACCCATTGGTTACTTTCTATCATAAGTCTCCAGACATTAGGTATATCTCTCAAGGTAACTGGGTAGGTAAAGTTGAGTTATATACAGTCTCTGATATTATTGACAAGTATGGATATTTAATGACTGATGCTCAATTACAATCATTGGAAGCTATTTATCCAACAAGAGCAGCAGGATATCCATTGCAAGGAATGCAAAATGATGGTTCTTACTATGATGCTACTAAGTCTCATGAATGGAATACTAACATGCCATCATTACAATACCGTCAGTTTATGTCTGTATGGGAGCAAAATAGTACTGCTGGTAATGATATAGTTAGTTATATCATGTCTGAATCTGAAGATTATACAGATTATCAGAATACAGATATGTTACGTGTAGCTCATATCTATTGGAAGTCACAGCGTAAAGTTGGACATTTAATTAAGATTGATGAGACCGGACAAGTTATGCAAGATGTGGTAGATGAGTCATATGCTATTACTCAAAAACCTATCTATGATACAAGTGTACTTAAGAATAAAACTAAAGAGAACTTAATTGCAGGAGAACATATTGATTGGATTTGGATTAATGAGGTATGGGGTGGAGTAAAAATTGGGCCTAACTACCCTGCATATTTTGGGATGAACAACAATGCAAGTGGTATTAATCCTATTTATTTAGGTATTAATCGTTCTAAACCAGGACGAGTACCTTTCCAATTTAAAGGAGATTCTACATTGTACGGTTGTAAATTACCAGTAGAAGGATCTGTATTCTCAGATAGAAACACTAAGTCTACATCTTTAGTAGATTTAATGAAGCCTTACCAGATTGGTTATAACATTGTAAATAACCAAATTGCTGATATTCTTGTAGATGAATTAGGTACTGTGATCATGTTAGATCAGAATGCTTTACCTAGACACTCATTGGGAGAAGATTGGGGAAAGAACAACTTAGCAAAAGCCTACGTTGCAATGAAGAACTTCCAGATGTTACCATTGGATACATCTATCACTAACACTGAGAATGCTCTTAACTTTCAACACTATCAGGTATTAAACTTAGAACAGACACAGCGTTTGATGTCTAGAACTCAATTGGCTAACTACTTTAAGCAGCAAGCATTTGAGGTAATAGGTATTACACCACAGCGTCTTGGAGAACAAGTAGAGCAAGCAACAGCTACTGGTGTAAGAATTGCTGTATCAAACTCTTATGCACAGACAGAGACATACTTTATTAATCACTGTGATTACTTAATGCCTCGTGTACATCAGATGCGTACAGACTTAGCCCAGTTCTATCAGTCAACCAAACCATCTATTAGATTGCAGTATATCACCTCTACTGATGAGAAGGTTAACTTTGAGATGAATGGTACTGACTTATTGCTTAGAGACTTTAATATCTTCTGTACGACCAAAACTAATCACAGAGCTACTCTGGAGCAGTTAAAGCAATTGGCTATCACAAACAACACCGCAGGTGCCTCTATTTATGATTTAGGTAATATCATGAAGGCTGAGTCTATTGCAGAAGTATCTCACATCCTTAAATCTTCTGATGAGAAACAACAAGCTCAACGTCAGCAGGAAATGCAACAACAACAAGCTATGCAAGAGCAGGCTTTACAAGCTAAGAATCAAGAGGCTATGATGAAGATGCAGTTTGAAGCTGAAGAGAATGAGAAGAATAGACAGAATGATATTGTTATTGCTGAAATTAGGGCTGCTGGTTATGGATCTACTGTAGATATTAATCAGAATCAACAATCTGATTATCAAGATGCTATTAAAGATATCCGTAAGAGTGAGGAGTTTCAGCAACAAATGGACTTAAAGAAAGAATCTGCCAGTACTCAGAAAGCTATTAACATGGATAAGTTATCTATTGAAAGAGAAAAGCTTGCTTCACAAAGAGAGATTGCTAATAAACAATTAGAAATAGCTAGAGTGAACAAGAATAAGTATGATGTTAAAGATAACAAGAAGAAGTAATAGCCTTATATTACAAAAAATACGGCTTTAAAATCAAATTTTTAAAGTTTATTAGAAGTAATATATTATATTCTTAATGTACACTACAAACTAAAATAACCAACTATATGAGTGAAACCAAACCAACTGAGCAAACCACCGTACAACAAGTAGATATCAACATTGATGATATCTTTGGTGGAGCTCCGGGAGCAGATAGTATCATGCTTCCAACAGAAGAAGAAAAGAAACCAAGTATCTTTTCATCTCCTAAAACGGATTTAACGTTCTTAGATAAAGAAGAAGAGGATGAGGATGGTAACATCAAGAAACCAACTCAATCTGCTGAACAAGTTCTTAAAGAGTTAACCAATGAGGTTGATGATTTATTAGAGCAAGAAGAGGAGTCACCCAGAGGAGGTAGACCTAAAGTAGATAAGAGTGGTATGGTGGAAACCTTCTCTAAACTTATTGAAGAGGGTGTATTGATTGGTTTTGAAGATGATAAACCAATGGATGAATACTCTATTAAAGATTGGAAGGAGCTCTTGCAAGCTAACTTTGAAGAAAAGGAGCGAGCAATTAAAGAGCAAACTCCAAAAGAGTTCTTTGAAGCGCTTCCTGAAGAACTTCAGTATGCTGCCCAGTATGTAGCTAATGGTGGTACAGATCTTAAAGGTTTGTTCAGTGCATTAGCACAAGTAGAAGAAGTACGTGGTTTAGATCCTACAGATGAAATGGATCAAGAACAAATTGTACGTTCTTATTTGCGTGCTACTGGATTTGGTAATGATGAAGATATTGATGAGGAAATCACAACCTGGAAAGACTTAGGTAAGTTAGAACAACAAGCTAATAAGTTTAAACCAAAGTTGGATAAGATGCAAGAGTCTATTGTAGCCCAAAAGATTGCTGAACAAGAGCATATGAAGGCACAACAAGAACAAGCAGCAGCAGCTTACATGGATAACGTGTATGAGGCTCTTAAACCCGCTGAGTTAGCTGGTGTTAAGTTGGATAAGAAAACCCAGTCTATGTTATATGCTGGTCTTGTACAACCTAACTATCCTTCTATCTCAGGAAGAAA